GCATTCTTTGCCATACGGACCAGATTGCTAAAATCTGAAGCGTACGACATGGACAGTTGGGAAGAAAAGGAATACACTTTGGATGCGATCTTTGCACATAGAAGATGAGGATCCACCGGAGAAACAAACGGCAAATAAATGTTCTCTTCTAAAACTTCTCCGACTTTCTCCTTCGAATATCCTTGCTCTGTCAAATGTTGTCTAATCTTATCAATCTTTGATATCATTCTGATAGAGAAGCTTATTCCTACTCGGGATAATCCAGGCAAATCAGCATCGTAGTCGGTGTCAGTGAAGACTTGATATTTAGAAAGGTCGTCCGGGCAGGATATACTAACTAATGCGTTCTTCTCAAGAGCATTGCCGAAACGGTAAATTTTGAAGTAGTGTGCCTCAATGGGTCCGGACAGGAATTCAACATTTGTTAGAATCGGGTAACCGCCACACTCCAATGGCAAGAACTGGCGATCGACTCCTAGCGCTCTTAGAGAGTTTGTTCCATTGTGGCCAGTCTGATACATGTCGTCTATAAATCTCCGTGCTGTCAGCTGGAAGAATATAAGAAGGACATTCGAATACCCTTCTCTAGCCAAGCCGCTGTGTGCGGAGACTGCTTCGCAGACATCGCTTTGATACGACATAGCTTTGCCAACCGAAGACAAACTGTTTACATCGGTATAAGATCTCGATACTGTAGACCCATCATATATGAAGTTGGAGTTTACCTCTGCCACCCATTTTGAGAGAACGGATTTTTCGGCTGATCTCCATATGTTAAACAGCTTGCCTGTTAGTCGATTTACTATAGAGAAAATACGTGTGTATTTGTTGAATTCCAGGGTCTCATCTTCTGTCTTTCTTATCTTGATCGAGACTGCATCGAATTTGTCGTCAGATCCACAAAGTGATTTAATCCAGAATCTTTTCCCGTACAGCTGTTTTAAGACTGCTTTTGTGAATCTAACTCTGGCTACAGCAAGAGTTGATGATGCTTCATGCAGTATCCCTTGCATCATCCCATGACTTATCTTTGCGACAATCTCTCCAGATGCCTTGAAGCGCATGACGTACTCTTTCAAAACATCGTTGTCTTCGATCACATAATCTTTAGACCATTTCTCGTAGATTATGCGAGGTATCTCGATTGTCTTGTTTTGCATTTTTAGACTTATAAGAATGAGATTTTCGCGACAGTTAGGGATATCAGACAGAACTGTTCCTAGC